TGAATGTTGCGCCTTGATTTAATGTAAAATTGTATATTCCTGCTGACATTTATATTATTCTCCAATTATAGAATTATACTAAAATTTTGACCAAATGTCAAATGTTATTTTTGATAGGTATGATTTTTTAAGTCTGGGAGCTGACTTTGGTACTTTTATGATAAAAGTTTTTTGGTTGATAGTAGTATTTTACTTGTATTAATTAACTAGGTTCAGTCGGCCACACCACTGATGATGCCAAATCACTTTCAGTATAGCTTGCTGTTAAATCTCTTAATGCTTGTCTATAAGTAGCCCACTCTGCCTTTTTTGTATCTGATAGAGGGCTATCTGCTCCTTGAGTCCAATCAGAGTCTAATAGTAAGAATCTTCTTCGTATTCTTATACTCTGTAACGCATATTCTTTTGGCCTTTCTTGTTCTTCCCATTCACTGCCTGTCCATTTGTAGTTATCTAAATTTGGAGGAGGATTACCTTCTACATAACCATAACCATCAGTGACCATTGCTAGTATACCCTCTTTATCTGCAGAAGTAATGTATTCTTGAGTATTAATTGGTAATCCTGTTTCTGTTTCGTATATAGTTATTAAATTCATGATTAAATATGTTGTTTAAATACTCTTAACATAGTGCTTCCCATACGATGTTGATTCAAACTATTTTGACCTGCAAACTGTGACCCTGCCCAACAATTTAAAAAGTACGTACCTGCAGATAAAGAAAAAGAATTTAGACTTATTCTTATTTGTGCCGCAGCTACTCCCATATTACTTAATTCAACTAATTGTTGATTTTTATTAAACTGAGTCGAGGTGGTGGTACCGGTAGCACCTGTACCGTTCGTTTCATTTGCTATAAAAGTATTAGGTACCGCTGCAGAGGTTCCAAAAGCAAGCACAATACAAGTTGATTCATCTCCAGTAAATGAAGCAAAATGAGTAGCAGAAGCTTCTCCCGCATATACACCTGCTGTATCACTAAGTACTGTAAATGATACTGAACCTATTCTTTTTAAATGTATGGTACGAGTGACTCCATTATGTGTTTTATTGTAAGCAAACATAGCAGAATTATTAGTTGTATCTCCAAAGGTATTATGAAATTGACCAGTTGAGTCTATCACACATCTATACCCATAACAAAAATTTGTTCCGCCTTCATTAGCAAGAACAGTTCCATCTTGCTGTATATCTGGAATTGGCTGAGCACTCTGTGAAGCAACTTTTATAGTTGAAAATGAATGTGCGGTTCCTTTTAGTACACCATTTACTGACCCTGCTATTAAAGAGCCTCCTGTAATAGTACCACCTGATATTGTTGAACCACTTATAGCTCCTCCACTTATAGTTTGACCTGCAATACTACCACTAGTAATCTTATCAGCACTAATATTCGCTGATACAACTGCTCCCGATTCAATTGTTCCTGAAAATCTTGCATTTCCTGATGAGTCAATACCAAAGTTTTTTGATTCTATTGTTCCATTATTTAAGCTTATTGTTGTACCATTTAAAATACTGGTGGCATTAATTGCATTTCGTTGAAAGTTTGTTGAGGTTAAATCAATAACACTTATAGTACCTGTTGAAATATTTGCACCATTTATAGTTGTTGAGCCTGCAGTTGATAAGTCTGTAAAAACTACAGTATCTGTAAAATTGATAAATGTTGAAGGAGTTTCAAATGTTAAGTTACTTCCACTTGATATACCTGCTCCAGCTGAGTTTTCTATTGCTGTAAAATTTGCTAACCAATACTTTGGAGCTGTATCTCCTGGGTCTGCTTCAGGTGGAGTCTTTTGCCATGTGCCTGTTGAGCCATAGGAAGTAGTTCCACTATCCAGTCCTGTAAAGTTTCCTGTTCCAAAAGTAAAAACTGCGTTATTATCTGCATCAGCAGCACCTGGACTACTATTAGAAGAAAGACTAAAATAAACTGCTCCTACAGTTGTTCTTACACCAGCAGCTCCTGCTACTCCCTGTTTAACTACACTTAACGTTGCTATCGCTGTAAAAGTTTCTCCCCCTTCAGTTAAAGTTGCTTTTATAATCTTTGGAGTATCTGTGCTTACAAAAGTACTTGCATCTATAGTTGCACTATTTCCATTTATACTTACACTTCCATCAGTAAATGTACCATTTCCACTTCTTGCTGTTCCGTCAGCATCTAATAATTGTATTGTAGGTGTTCCTGATAAATTTCTTTTTGCAACTGTAAAAGTTGTGTCTTGTCCTGTACCAGTTGGGTCTAATGTTCCAGTACCATCAAAGTTTAAAGTAATATTTTGTCTATCAAATCCAAAAGAGGGGTCAAGTAATTTTGATACTCCTGCGACTCCACTTGTATTGTTAGGAGCATAAGCACTATGAAGAACTCGTCTACCATTTGTAACAGAAGTATGTATTCTTTTATGTCTTACCCAAAAGTTTCTATTACTAAATTCTCCTACTAAAAACTCTGCAGTTGTTGCATTATTAACTGTTGCTATTAAAACTGCGTTATTTAAAGTTGAAGAAGAAGCATAAATTTCTGTACTATCAGTTACCTCTTTAAAGTTTGTAGCGTTTGTCCAAGATATTGCAAAAAATCCTGGTTTAGATGATGATACAGTTAAATTAGTTGGAGCTCCAGGAGCTTTTATTGTTGAGTCTACTCCTGAGTCTTGACTATAAATTGCAGCTCTTCTTTGTTTACTAATAATATAAGGAGAGTCATCATATTCTATTGCTTTTATTGTTACTGTACAATCTGCTTGAAAGTTTAAATTTATTATTCTAAACAATTTATTTGTAAAACCAAAAGGCTCATAAGTTAGTCCCATAACTTGACCTGGTTTCATTAGTAATCCTTTTTGTCCAACTCTAAATGAAATTTCTTTTTGATACCTTGTTTCTGTTAATGTTTTTTCTGCATTTATTCTTCCATTAAAGTAATTAGTTATACCACTAAACGCTAACGATTGAGTTTTTCTAACATTTCTATCGCCTTCTAAATATTTATCGTTTAGAAATGTTACACTTCGACTTTCAAAGTGTATAGCTGGGTCTGGTATTGATGCTTTTACAACATTCTTAGAATTTTTATTTGAATTATCTATGAGTTTAATATCGCCAATAATATCTGAATGTTCTATAAAGTAAGGGTTTACATTTTCATTATAATTTACACTATTAAAAGTATTCGTTGATGTTGGAGCAGAAACTTGAGTTTCTACATCTAATACATACTGACCTTTTTCATAAGAAAGAAAACCATTAAAATGTGATAACATTAAATTTACATTTGAAAATACTGATTTACTTGTATCTAATAAAAAGTTTGTTTGGTGTCTAGTTACCCATCTTTGATGATGATGTTCCCAGCCTAAGTATCTCCAATACTTTATAAAGTCCGCATCATATAATTCATAATTAGGTCTAAAACTTTTATCTAAAGTCAAAGTTGTTGAGCCATCTGATAAAGTTAGATTGGCACCTCCACTAAGAGGCGCTACTTCACTACTATTGTTAAACTCAATATTTTCTTGAGTAGGAGTTGTGCTTGTGAATTGATAAAATTTAGGACTACTTGTATTTGAATGTAATATTACTTCTCCTTTTTCAAAAGTTTTATAGTTATTTAATTCATAATATAATTTACCAGTACATTCAGTAAAAGTTACTAATTTATTTGTTGCGTCGTAGCTTTTAACTTTACCTGTAAAAGTTGGGCTACACCCTGTTAAGTTTCCAGGATTAAAAACAAATCTATTTCCAACTGTTGGAGTACCGCTGGTCAGTTTTATAGTTACATCTGAACGAACATCACAAAGTCGAGCAGAAGTTATAAAACTGCTTAAATCCATATCATTGTCTAAATCTAATCCTTTACCATAAATATTATTAGTCATATAGTCTAATAATTGCATAGCAGGATTAGTACCTGCTCGTAAATCGCTTCCACTTCCTGTTATTGTAAATGTATGAATTGGTAAAGGTGGAAACATAAATGAAGTTTCTACAGTTACTTTATTTGTTGAAGTATTAAATGCTGTTATTTTTCTGCGTTCTCCAGTTTCTTCTATTTTTAAAAATTGTCCAACTATCTGATTTGCATTTGTTAAACTACTGACAGCAGAAATAGAACTAAGGTCAAATACTGTTGAACTTTGAAGTGCAACACCTGTATCAGTACTAATTGAGCTAGTGAAGTTTCTTGAGTTTGTAAAAGTTAAAGTGTTTCCTGAGATACTAACTGAAAATGCTCCATGTTTAAATGTTTCTAAGTTTCCACCGACTTCCTCTCCTGGAGTTTGTGAAACCATTTGAACTTGCGTAGCTCCTGTTAGATTTCCTAAAGAGGATACTGTTACTGTTAATTTATCATTTGAAAATCCTACTGAACTTGCATTTACTCTTTGGTCAGGAAAAGCTGTTGGAGTTCTTACAACTCCTGCGTTCCACGGTAGCATTGTCCAAGTACCCCCAGGGAATCCTGTTTTTACTATTCTGATTTTATCATAAGTGGGTCTGCCATTTGGTGCTATTAAAGTACTTCCATCATTTCTATAAAAAGGTGCTACATCAAGTCTAAATCTATAAGACTCTGCTCCAAGTCTATCAGTAATAGCATACCTATCCATGACTCTAAATTGAGTACCACCAGAACTTGTTTTTGCAGTTTCATAGCTTGAACCTCCATTATAACTAACTTCTACCCCTACAATATCATTTTCATAAATTCCAATACTAGCAATTGCTTGAGTTGTAGCTGGGTCGGGTACAAATGTATTATCATAATTATAATTTTCATATACCTTTCCTTTGACTGTATACTCTACCTCTGGAAGCTCAGTCATTTCTTCATTTATATTGTATTCAGTTAATACATATGCAGTGTCTAATAATCTATGTTCGGGGCTCCAGTAGGGTAAACTTCCAGCGTAAAAATCTGCTTGCCTTTTAAAATCATTTGTTTTTGCCAAAGCTACTAACTTACTCATAGCTGCTTGGTCTTCTGTTCCTCGCATAAAACTTATAGCGAAATCGAAATCATCTCCAAAAAGAGCTTTTAAATTTACATTTTCTCTATGCTGTAATCCATTAGCATTTCCAAGAGTAGAAGTACTTAAATCAAATTGTGATGCTGTAAGAGTATTAACTATTGGAGCAGCAGCACTTCCAGAGCCATAAGCTATTGGTGTTGTTCCTTCTGCACCTATATAGCCTAAATCTCCAAAAGAAGGCTCGTTTCCAGTTATATGATTTATAGTTCCTCCTATTGAAGAGTCGGGTGTATAACTTTGATTATCGTCATATTCTGCAGTAGTTGTATTTGTATTAATTGTAAAGATATCTTCTCCTCCAAGAGTGTCTCCTCGACTCATTCTACCAAAACATACCATTTTTGAATCATCTTTATTAGTTCCAGTATTAGCATTTCTACTTTGAAAATCAATTTCGTCAACACAAATTATACTTGTACCATCAACATGAGCATTAAATACTCCATGAACTTCTCCTTCTGCTAAAGCAGAAACAACAAAAACTTTTCTAGGGTCGTCTTTATCAGTATCAGCAAATACAGGTATTCCTTCAATTTTTCTTACTCCATATACAAGAGGAATACTTGCTGCTTTCATTCCTATATCTAAATTTATTTTTTCATTATGTACTACTTCTTCTTCGTATTCTTCTATTCCGTAATTTTTTCCGCCAAATAGTCCTCGAAGGCCTCCTGCTCGGCTTGATACACTTCTAAAGTTTCTTCGTTTTTCTATTCGTTGATACTCTGCAAGAGTTGCAAGTGATGTTTCTGCATGAAGAAACCCTAAGTCAGCTGCATGAGCTGGTCTTAATGCTTGTAGGGGGTTTGGTATTTCTTGTGCATTTAGTCCTCTTTGTGCTGAATCTGCGGTGATTCTTCCTCGCACTTCATTGAAATCTCCCCAATGACTTGTTAAAGACCAACTTACAGTTGCACCATCTTCTTTCTCATTTAGATTACAACTGCTTATAATTCCTTTGAATGTAAGTATACCGTTTATAGAATTTGTATCATTTACTCCATGAACATCGCCTGTTTCTGGGTCAATAAAAATTTTATAAACAAATACTTCTCTATTAAAAAATGTAGGAGAAGCTAAATCATTACTTTCTATTGCTAAAACTCCTCTGAGTTCTTCAGATTCTAAAGTAATAGTAAATGCTTCTGTAATATTAGAAGCTGGAAATCCAATATCAAAAAATCCACTTGAATTATCATTTCCAGTTTTTGCTAGTGTTAAAGTTTGGTTTGAGTTTGAAAAACCAGTGATAATATATTTTGCTGAAGAAGTAGAATTAGTACCGTCTGTTATTACTGTACCGCTATTTCTTGAAATAGATACTAAATCACCTTCACGAAATCCTTGCTCTACAAAATCAAAAGTTAGTGCTGTAAAACCTGATTGATACGTAAAAGTTCCATTAGTAGAAAATTGGGCTGTAAGACTTACAGAAGTATTTAAATGCTCTGCTCCTAGAACTAGATTCATAGTCGTAGATTTGGCTTGAATTGTTTCAGAATAAGAGCCGAGTGATTTTACTCTATTTGCTCTATAAATTTGAGCTCCATTTGCATTTCCATCTTGGTCTGTACTTGCATCATCAAAACTTATATCTCTTGAAGCATCAGTAAAGTATGCATATCGATTTGCATTTGTTCTAAATCCTAAGTTATCAGGCTTATTTGGTCTTTCAAACTTTATGAGATGAGCATATTCAAATGGAGTATTTGAAACTAATACGGTTTCTATATCAGTATTTATATCTTTTTTAATTGCCATTAAGGTTGAGCCTCCTCAAGATTAAGTGAAAATTGGTATAAGTTATTAGTTCCTAAATTATATTCTATGACATCAGCAGTATTTATTACTCGAATAAGTGGATTTGTATAAACTACTGTACTTCCTGAAGTTACGCTTTTTTCAAAAGGAGGAGAAACATAGTATCTTCTTTCATTTGCAGCATCTAGTGCAGAGTCAGAAGATAATTTATTACTTGAATCATGTACTCTTATTATTTTATATGCTTTTAAATGATTCGAGTCTGAACTATCATTTATCGTAATCATATCGCCTCTTCCTAAGTTCATTCCTGAAGCCGAAGTTCCTGTTGCTAAAAAATTTGTATCTCCAGAAGCAATCGCTCCACTAACGGATATTGTTCCGCTACTTGCAGTTTGTGGCGAAGCGTACTGTGGAAGTACGACAAAGAAAGG